GCTCCGTCAGCGGTTGCCCTTGCGTTGAACAAGGCCCAAACTCCAGCAGCGACTCCGCCTTGGAGCATATTGGTCGGATAGCCGTAGCCGTAACCTATCAGCATTAGAGGAATGTGTAACCGATGACGGAACCTACGCTTGGATTGACGGCAGTAATCTTACCGCCATTGCGACCGCTTATCACGATGCCAGCGGAAATAGAAGCCCCCGAAAAGTTGTAAGCGGTTAGCAGGTTCTCACTTCCAGTTCCTGTTAAAGTTGTGAAGGTCGCAGCGGTGTTGACTACAAGGAAGTCGTAGTTTTTCCCGGTAACGGATCCATTGATAAACTCCATCGTACCACCTTGGCCGAGCATCTGTTGTAAAATAGGTGTAGGCATTTTTTAGCGTTTAATTGTAAATGTAGATTAGACTGGAATTTCACAAACCGAATGGCCGTAAGGGATTTCAAAAGTCATCGTCGCCTGCCATCCTGCCGTGCGGTCGTCCCGGCTCTCTACAAACCTCGTAAGGCTCACGCTGGATGAGAGGGTCCAGTCCTCGTTCGGGTCGTTTGTGAGGCTTGAAATAAAGTCCTGTGCTATCTGCAACTGGTCGCTTAGAACCTCATCCTCGTTATCCTGCCAACCCAGCGTAGGGCTTCCCGAAACCACTCCGCCCATCGGCTTAATGGACTCCACCCGGTCGCTAAAATAGACACCGACCACCAAGTCCAAAGTACCAGCGTCAGTATTTGCAGACTGAACGTCCGCAAAGACCAAAGGATAGACGATGCGTTCACGGCTTGGGGTTCGCAGGTTGATGGTGTTGTCCGTTCCTATCGCCAACGGGTCGCCCGTCCCGAAGGAGTTGACCTGAGGATGAGCATTTGCAAGGTCCAGCAGGGCTTGCTTGATTTTTATCCATGACATAAGTCTGCAGTTTCAGTATGTTTTTTTTATGCGCTCCCATGCTTAGCAGTCGTTACACGCCCCGAATTGTCCGTAAGGGTATGGGTAGTCCAAGTTGCTGATTCCCATTCTCCTGTTGCGGTCCAAGACCATCCCGGTTCGGTAGTTCGTAGCGTTCGGGTAGATGGTATCCAAAGCAGACGGAGGCGAGTTCCAAAGAGGGTAGGCGTTGCGGTTTTCCATGAGGTAGCGGGTTATCCGTTCGGAGTACCACTCGGCATCGTTCTTCACTTTGTCGGTCAGCCGGGTGATTTCTTCCATGCTCATTTGGGAAGACTCTTCGCTCGTTCTACGAACCATCCCCTTGTTCATGTACTTGAACGCAAGAACCATGGGCAACTCGTAGTAAAGCCACTGAATCATAGCCGGCTGAATGTAGTCCTCCAGCAGCGTTTGATTGAGTGCAGACGTTGAACCGCTGACGACCTGCGTAACCAATTCCCCGTAGAGTGCAGAGCCAACGATTGGCTGAATCCGCATCTCCTGCACCTTGATGACCGTTGGACGGATTTGGGTGTAACTGACGTTCTCGTTGATTATCGAGTTGTCGAGCAGCGTTTCTTCGCTTATGAATAGTGCCTTCATGCCTTGCTGATTTTATTGCCTTTACGGATGACCAACTGCTGCTCCCATACGTGCCTGCATTGTGGCCTGTTCACTCCGCTGGGCGTGTGATACCAACCGCCCCTCCTGTTCCAAACGGAGTAGCCCATGATTGCAGAAATCCCATCGATGTCCTCACGGGTGTAGACCTTGCCCTGCCCGGCCAAGTCAAGCATGACCTTGCAGAACTCACGGCTGGAACCTTTGTCCTTGTTACTGAAACCTGTGGCCCATGCGTATTTGTAGCGGACTTCCAAGACTGGCTCGGCAACTTCCTTGACATTCTTGGGTAGGTTCTGCTCGGCAATCTTGTCCACGGCCCTGCTGATTGGGTAGCGGTCCTTTGTGATTAGGTAAGCGACACGCTTGGCGACCTTGGCTTTGCTGACCCCAAATTCCTTTGCCATTTCTTCAACGCTTGCGTCCCGGTTCTTCTTGCGGTAAGCCTCAATCTTCTTGTCCAATTCTTTTTCTTCTTCGCCCAGTTCGGCAAAGGCCAAGCGGATGTTTTCGTCGATGTTGGAGTCAAACCGCATCGGCTTGGAGTGCATCACATGGTAATCGTCTGCATGACATCCGAACTTAGAGGCAACGACCTCCAAGACCTTGAATTCTTCCTCGCCCCATCCGTAGTCCTCGTCGTCTTCTTGGCCCCATTGAGGCTCGCTGAACTCTTGGGACTGAACGCCCAGCATCGTGTCAATCTCTTGGGATGATAGACCGAAGCCCGCTGATAGCATCGTCCGTGCCATTTCAAGGGTGATTTTCTCCTGCATATACTGCCTGACAATACGCATCAGGTTTTGGTACTCCCTGCCCGATAGTTTCTTGATGTTGTCGTTGCTCTGCAAGGCTTCCACGGCTTGCGGTTGCTCGTCGGGTTGGGGATTAGGTCCAACCACGTCGGCAGGTTTCTCCAAGGGTTGCAGACCTGCTTTCTCACGAAGTTCGTCTTGGGTCATAATCTGCAACAGGGCTTGTTCGCTTAGTCGCTCCGTGATGGGTTCCACCGGGATCAGTTCCATACCCTCAACGCCATTAAAGGATCCCAAATAATTGATCATCCGCTCCACTTTCCGCACCCGGTCGTTGACGTAGGTGGCCTTGAATAGTTCGTAAGCCTCGACCAATTCGTTGCGTCCACCCAATTGGCCCTCGGTTTTCACCCCAAATAATTGTGGATTCGTTACACGGTGGGCGATGAATATCTCTTGCTGGATTGATTTGTTTAATACCTCGAACTGCTTATCCATATCGGACGGAGTGAGCGGTTCAAGTGTCGGGGCATTCGCTGCTTCATCGTTGAAGGTTACAACAAAACGACCAGCGTTGTCGGTTCCTGAAAACTTGCGTTTAATCTGCCTCTCGATGTCGCCCTGTTCTTCGGGGGTTGGGATGCCGTTGTTGAAATTAATCAAGTAACCGCCCCAAAAGTTGTTGCGGAGGTTGTTGTTGTGGAAGTTCGCCACTTGCACGTCTGCCTCAATCCAAGCGTTCCCCCCGATGTATTCCGGGAGCGGGTAGTGCTTAACGCCTGCTGCATAGACCCTGTAATAAAACAACTGCTTTCCGAGGCGATTCTCCGGGTCGAAGGCCGGGATTTTCTCGATGTCCCCGACCTTGGGGAACAACTGCATCATGTCGTCGTTGTACCAGTCAGCGACTTGGAACATCTTTTCCTCTTTGTCAACCCTGATTTTCTCGAACGGGACGTGCTCCATCTTGGCGATGGTCCCAAGTTTGGACCAAGTAACCGCAACCGCAAAGCCGTTGAATAGTTCCAAGTCAAGGACCAGTTTCTCGGTAATATCGTTGAGGTCCTCCGTGCTGGAAAGTCCATCAAAGAACTTGATGAACCGGGCTTGTTGTTCTACGGTCAAGTCATCCCCTGCCTGCCATCCTCCGCCCATGATGTAGTTCACCTTGCCATTGACAATAGCGTTGTGCTTGGACGACCTGCGATAGTTGTCCAGCAGGTAGTAGGGGTACTCGTTCGCAAAGCCGTAGGTGATGTACTTGCCGGAGCGATTCTCCAACATCACGGGGACCTTATGCTCTATCCCAAGCCATTGGGTGAAGTGCTGCGTTGACTTGCTCATAGGGTGTGTACGGTGAATGAAAGGGCTGAAATCGTGATACTTGCACCGCTATCGATTGCGTTGACGTAGATGGTGAACTCATCGTTGACCGCACCCGTAACGTAGGCCTCCGTATAAATCGCATGGCCGTTCGTGTGGCTCGTCGTGATGTCGGTCATTGACTGGTTTATCGGTGTGCCGTTCTTAGCGATGTAAACCTTGATTTGGTGGTTGTTGCCCTGCTGCGCAAGGACCATGGATGCAGCGATGCGAAGAGTCGCCCCCGTTGTGCCTGTGTAGGTGATGGCGGTGGTGGTCCTTGAAAAGTTGTAGGTTGACAAAACGCCTGATTTCATCGCACTTGTCAACTTGACCCGTTGCCCCTGCGTTGGGGTGAAGGCCGTGTCGGTGTCGATGTAAAGGTTCGCAAAGCCCCGTTCCCGGTCAAGCGTTGCGGTGTCTGCAAGGTCGTCGAATAGACCGCCTACACGGGATGCGGTGTTGGCCCCAGCAGCGGTTTCGTTGGTAATGGTTAAGGCACTCGCTTGGAGTTGGCTTCGTGTTTGTACGCTCATTATGCGAAAGTTGAGTCAAAGGTGGAATCAAAGACACCCTCATCGGATGCCCCGAAGACGGTGTAAGTAATTGAATTGGCGTAGGTGTTGAATCCTATCGTTGCGGTTTGTATAAATGCCAAGCCCGTTTCAACGACCGCCAAAGCAGCGGTAACCGTGCTATTGGTATCGTAAACTTCGTAACGATACGAGCCTGTTTCAATCGACCCCACGGCAATCTGAAATTGGTCATAGCGGTTGGTATAGTTGGAAAGGTTGGCAGATTTCAGCAGGGTGAAATCCGTCGTGGTGTTCTTTGCAATGCTCGTAAGGCGCAAGATGTAGCGGTTCCCCGTGCTGGCTCGCTCGGTCCAAGTAACCGTTATCGTGTTGGTCGTGTCAGGGTTCAGGTAAAGCATCTACCCCTAAATGTACCGACCGCCCTTATTTCACAATTTGCGCCCAATCTGCCTGTATAGTTCGGCCCGCTTCTTGGCGGTTTCTGCCACGTTGAACTGCTTTTTAATGTCCCGTGTAAGGTTGTCAGCCAATCCTTTCCGCAGGTCAGGGTCAAGGATTAACTGCTTGATGTACTTGTACCAATCTTTCGGCTTGTTGTAAGGGACTAAGAACCCGTTCTCTCCGTGCTTGATGACATCGGTGTAGGGGATGGTTTCGCTTGCGATGATCGCCTTGTTCATCCACCCTGCCTCGACCACCTTCAACTCGGACTTGAGTTTGTTAAACTTGGTGTCCCGAAGCGGTGCAAGCGTTACGTTCACGAAGTTGTAGCCCCCGACATACGAGTAGATGTCCG